CAAACAACAGAACTTAGATTCCAGTTACCTAGATCTGATGGAGACGTAAGAGTGGAGGTTCCAACAGACGGTGTAATGGTAGCTTCACTCCATAGAAAATCCCAGTTAAACCACCTTCTTTGAATATCAAGATCGGCATTCTTTATATAACGAACAACAGCGCTCTCTTCCTCCGACAAAGAAGTAGAAGTAACGCTTGAAGGGCCTGTTCCAGGAATCCCTATATCTCTTGCCATATCTTGGCATAAAACTAGATAAGTGCTCATTTTAAGTTCTTCGCTATATCCATGTAAACTTTACCTGGTGGTATTTTTGAAGCGCATAAAGCGCCGCCCGTTACTTCATCCCTTGTACATGTATCAAACCCATGATGGAGCTTATGACATGGGTAACATTCAGCATCAAAAGGCTCAAACGATGTAGTATTTTTCCAATGCTTACTTAAGTTTTCTTTTGATGAGTGAGATAGGAATAAAGATTTATGTATACTTTCGACTGAAGAAACAGAATTTAATACTCCAGTTTCTGGGCCAACCACAACATTACATAGTTTAGCAATAGATAATGTTTCTCTTATAGACCATGTTCCTGATTTAGTTATAACCCTGTTTTCTTTTTCCCAACCTTGTTCCAGTATTTTACAAGCATGGTCTCCAACAGTAACTATAGTTACATCCTTCCTTGCATCCATAAACTTAGCTATTAAAGAATCATTCCAAGGCCATACCTTGTGCACGGAAGATCCAGACAGAGCATTCATTACCAAATACTTTGTTCTAACTCTACGTCTTTTCCACTCTTGAGCCCATAATTTTTCTTTCTTAGTTGGATAAAATAATGGTTCAAACTTATACTCTACTCCCGCAATATCATGCATTCTTTCCATGTAGTTAACATTACATTCTGCATGAATATTATCCTTATTCCAATGGTATCTCTCATCCCCTTTTATTAAGGTTGGGCCGTCTTTTAAAACTTCTGTCCTATCGCCAACAAGAAGCAGTGTTCCCTCTACTGATTCAGATAACTGGATTACCTTATCAAAGACTTTGTCAAAATGTTCCCAGTATTCATCAAGTCTATTAGGATAGATTTGATTCTTTCTCTGTATTAAAAGCTCATCAATATGAGAATTAGACTTTAGTATATCTTCTCCAGAGTCTTGAGTATTGACGCATACCCTATACCCTTGCTCTTTCAATAAAGGTAACACAGAACTTGTTTGAAGTATATCTCCGAAAGCTCCGTATCTAATTACACAAACTGTCTTTTCTTTTCTTATCCCGCCAAAATCATCCGGGGTAAAGTTTTCTATTTCCTTTTCAGGAACTTTTATTATTTTCACTTAGTGATTAAAAACCCCATCCTGACACAGTCATTCCTGAACGGACCATTTTACCATTAACTCTAGCTTCATTGTTAGAGTGTGGCTGCTCATCCCTATACTCCATTGCTCGATCATCAAACAATTGAGACCCGCTTGTATAGCCTTTTTGTTTAGGCTCAGTAAACCCATAGCCTTCAACGGGCGTTTCTACTTTGCCACCAATAAAAGCTGTAATAGAATTAATTTTCACTTGATTCTCCTAAAATGAATCGGGGGAGGTTCCCCTCCCCCTCTTCAATTATGCCATCTCGAACTTCCCAGAGGGACCCGAAACACTTTTTTTAACAATGCCGATAGGCTTCTGATCTTTGCCTTTACTGTCCATGCCAAGAGAGGCATTGGATTCACCAGCAAATGACGATTTCTCAGTCAAACCATTATCAGGCATTTTACCGCTTGCGCTGTCTTTCATAAGACCTCCTTAGTACCATTCTACAACGACATACGGATATCCCTTGCCAGCAGCCGTGCCAGAATCAGCAGCCGCTATCTGAGTACACTCAATTTGCGTATCTGCCGGAAGCGCCTGAGCAATAATAGCGTCCGTGTCGTCTTGAATATTAAAAGTATCGGTAAGCGCGGTTCCATCGGCAACCTCCAGAAGAGCGTAAGCATCTGCATCTCCTGTAGTGCCAATTGCCACCCCAGCTGTGGGAGCTGTATCATCTGCAAATGTCTCAGTTACAAAAACACCTACGTCAATCAACGTTCCCTTCTTCCCAGTTGGGCCTTTGAAACTCCAAGCAGTACCAGTACCAGCACCAAAATCCTGCTCAACAGGATTTACTATTGTAGTAGTAATTGGATTACTATAACTCATAATATATCTCCTATGCTGCGCTGTCCCACATCACAATACGTGACTGGGCTGCTTGTGTGTGAACGAGGCCGAAACCTCCCAAATAATACCAGGCCACGCCTCTATCCCTACCGAAATCGCCAGGAATTTTCCCGCGAATTTCTTCAGGAATAGCAATAGCTTCAGCGCAAGTATCCTCACCGAAAAAGAAAGCCCAATCAGACTTTGCATTCGTCCATGCGGATGTTACGCCTTCGGTACCTGCTGTACCTAAACTACCTTTTTTCACATGAGTCTGCTCTACAAAACGAACGCCTTCATAACGACCAATCTCGCCGTTCATGATCATCTGGAATCCTGCATCAACATACTGCTTGATAGCTTCCAGATCGTCCTTTAGGGCTCGCCATGTTGACGGCCATGCAAGCGCGTAGTAATCATCTTCAGCATATGCTGGGATGTTACGCTCTTTCATGGTATCTACAATTAACTTAACATGCTCTTTTCCAAGGGCAATATTATTGTTAACGGCACATACACCATTAGTGGTAAGCGTAAGAGCGGTAGTACTCGTTCCAGCAGTCGGAACAACGCGTAATTTACAATCGTTGAACTGACTAGAAGCAAGATTATCAAAACCTTTCTTAGCGTCATTTTTAAGTACCTTCCTGACAACTTCGGACACAGGTTGCTCAGAGAGATCATCCAACTTACCAGTAAACGGAACGGAGTTACCCGCTTCGGTAATGGTCATGGTACCCTGAGAAATAGTGAACGAGGTTTCCGGGATAGTACTAGTTTCAGTCAGTGTCGTGCCTTGAGTGGCAACGTCACTGTACACGTTCCAATGGAATGTATCACCACGGTGCAAGCCCTGATGCGCTGCGTCTTTTACATCGCAGAACTGACGGAACTTGACCATAGGCTGAACTGACATGCGTAGCAGTCGGCTCAGATTATCGGCATACATATAACCACCAGAAGTGTTAACTGACCATACTTGTCCAGCCATAATTAACCTCCAAAAGAGTTATATAGATTGACCTCTAGCTTTTCGCATTTCTGCTACAATCTGTGAAGGAGTCAATGGTGTATTATCCTTACCAGTTGAAGCTGAAGCCATAACAGATTTAGGTTGTCGCACAATTTTCTTCTTGCGCTCTAACCTACCATTTAATTCAGGCCTAACTCCAGACCACTCACGAGTATACTCAGCAGCTGCATTGATAATCTGGGACGGTGTCCAATCAGGATTCTCCTGAGTTAGGGTAATCGTCTTCCTATCTGCTATTGCTTTGAGCTCTTCAGATTCCGCAATATCTGGAAAATTATCTTGAAAAGATCTAACAGCATCTTCTAATTCTGACTGATATGCGGCTCTCTCAATATGCTCTCGCTCTGCTTTTTTTCTCGCTTCGTGAGATAAAATCGCCTGATTTACAACCTCTTCTACATTTTGGGTAGCGTTACCGCGCCCACTATTTGCTAAGGTCTTAAGTAGTTTAGCAGCCTCCGCTGCGTCATCTTGGAATAACGCTTCATGATATTTTTCGACAATGTCTTCAATATCACTAGCATCTTCCTCTTGCTCAACGTCCTGACCGGATGGCTGAGAGTTTAATTGCTTTAATTGTTCTTGTATTTGCTGCTCACGATACATAAGTTCCCGCTCTTTGATAGCAGCAGATTGAAATTTTTCTTGTGAAGCTCTGTCTTTTTGATGAGAAGACTTTAAAGAGTCAAATGGAACATCTATGTCCTCTCCATTAACTTTTACTTTGGTAACCCATTGCTCACCATCATGCCAAACTGGCGCATCTAGAGCCTTAACAGGGACTTCTTCTTCTATATGTTCTTCTTCTCTACGTCTATTATAAATTTCTTCTAGGGCTTTCTCCCTAGTTGACAGAGGGCGCTCAGTTGACTCTTTTGCGCTTTCCTCTTCTACAGGTTGTTCTACAACCTCTTCTGATTCCAACGCATCCTGCTGGGTAGCGTTTTCCATAACAATCTCCTTATGGTTCTAAATCACCAGAAGACTTATACTTCGCAATCTTATCAGCGTTTTCCCCTTCTTGAAGAACGCTGTCAAACCACTTTAGCGCTTTCAAAGGCGTTGAGAGATCAGAAATAATCTTCCGGTACTCTTTCAGCTCTTCTTCTGAAGAGCCGGTAAATCCATTGACACCAATATTTTCTAATAAACTTAAACCTTTTTTATAATCGCTTAAAGCTTTATTCAATATTGCGCTGCCGACAGATGTAGTTAAAAAATCTTTTGTTGTCTGGCCTAGTCTTATTCTTTTATTTAGGTCATTAATTCCAATTTCACTAGGATCATAATATTCCATAAATTACTATCTCTTTAACCTCTCCAAAA